TCAATTTGTATTAAAAGATTCAGAAAATTCTCTTCGATTAACATATACAAATGATACTGAAAATGTATTTGGTAATATAGATTCATATCTTAACAATATTATATCACGTATAAGAGAGCAAGAAACAATTGTTACATCAGGAGTTGATGTTGTAAGTAATCAGATTAGTACAGTATCTGTTGCAAATAAATTCGGTAGAAACCCAGAAATTGATATAAACACAGCCCCAGAAGATATTTGGCATGGTGGTGGTGAATATACTGGACAACCAATACCCGGAACTCCAGAAACAGTAGAAATATTCTCATCAAGTACTCTTGATACAGCGGCAGGAACAGGAGCAAGAACTATTCGATTTTTTGGGTTAGCAACAAATGCATCGACTTCATATATAACAGAAGATATTACATTAAATGGAACTACTCCAGTTGCAACAACTACAACTTGGTATAGAATTAATCGTGCTTATGTATTAACAGCCGGTACAACTGGAGCAAATCAAGGAGATATTACAATTCGTCATACAACAACAACAGCAAATGTTTTTGCGGTAATGCCTGCTCTCGCAAATCAAACAGCAATTTCTGCTTATACAGTTCCATTTGGTAAAGTTGGTTATATAAAACAAGTAAGTGCTAATATAGTAAGGGCATCTGGTGCAGCAGGTTCTGCATCTCTTTCACTTCGTGTTCGGGATACTTTAAATGGTGGTGTATTTAGAACATTACAACGTTTTGATATCCAAGCTGGTGCAGGATTTATAACAACATTTGAATACCCATTAGATGTTCCAGAAGGAGCAGATATTAAATTTAGAATAGATACCGTTTCTGATAACGATACAATTGCATCTACAACATTTACTATAATTGAATTAGTAAGTTAAATATAATTAAATAATATTTAAAAAATAATTTATATATTTATAATATATTAATTATAATAAATGGCAAACAGAGAACAATTACAAATTGCAATGGATATGTTTGATGATTTTTTAGAAGCAATCAATGAGATTTTAGTACTATTACCAGTATTATTAGCAGTCATTTATTTAGAAATGAAAGGGAGTGAATACAAAGTCTTTGTTAATCTATTTTTTTATTATATTTTATATGTTTTTTATTATCATTTAATTGGAAAACATATAAATATATTTAGAAAAAAGATTTTCCAATAAATTATTTTTTATTTTTTATTTTTTATTTTTTATTTTTTATTTTTTTTTTTATTTTTAAAAAAAAATATTATTAGTTAATAATATATTCAATAAAACAAAAGATGGTAAACCCAGTAAAAATGTTAATGGATTTAATCAAATCAGTAGTAAAAATGGCAACAGGATTAGTAAAAACAGTAGTACCATACAAAACTATCTTAGTAGTAGCAGGTATTGTATTTGTTGCAGTATTCGGTGCTCGCAAACTATATGACATGGTTATGGGAAAATTAGGACAAGTAAAAGATTTCGCAGGTGACCGTGTAGAAGATGTATTAGATGTAGCAGATGCTGGATTAGATAAAGGAAAAGATATCGCTAGTGCAGGTGTTGAAGCAGGAAAAGAATTAATTGAATCAGCAATTGAATTAGTAACAGGAAAGAAAGAAGAACCAAAAGAAGAGACTAAATCATCAGATGTTTCTATGTCATTAGCTGGAGATATGTCAGCCGCACAACAACCACAACCAACAGATAGTGAAGACTTATATATGTCAGTTTAAATTGATATTAATTTGTAATTTTTTAATTATAAATTAATTTATTTAGTATAGTCTAATAATAATATCTTAAATTTTTATATTTTTTAACTTCTTCTTCTGAAGTTAAATGTTTAAATCGACTACTAAATAAAAATCCATTTGGGTCAAGTTTATATTTATAGTTATAATCTATAGTTGTTTCTAGTATTTTAATTTTTTCTTTTGTTAATTTTGATTTAAAAAATGAATCTTTTTTTCTCTTTAGTTCATTACGTAAATCATGATTTCCAATAAGTTTAGCAATATCTCTATAAGTTTTTAATGATTTAATATTGGAAAGATTATGATATGTAAATCCAACTGATTTATGAAAATTATAAGATTTTAATTCATATTTTAGTTCTCTATTTTTAATTTCTTCGGGTGATGGTCCACATAAACTAAATTGAATAACTCCATAATTATTATAATTAGCTGGCATTATAAGATTTATTTAATATATATTTTAAAATAAAAATCAATTTTAAAATTGAATAATAAGTAGAAAAATTAAATTTAATATTATATAGTTATGATATTAATACTTTTACCAAATCAATTATTTGAGAAAAAATATTTACCAAAAGTTGATAAAATATATTTAATTGAAGAACCAGTTTATTTTGGTTATAGAGAAAATAAAATGAATTTTAATAAATTAAAATTAGTATTGCATCGAGCATCAATGAAATATTATGCAGATTATAACAAAGATGTTAAATATATAGATATTGATAATATAAATTACAAAACCTTACTTAAAGGAGATATTATTATGTTTCATCCACATGATTACTTTCTTGAAAATAAATATAAAAAATATAACAAAAATATTAAATATATTGATAATCCTAATTTTATATTATCAGATAATCAATTAGAAAAATATTATGAGAAAGTTAAAAATAAAAAAGTTCGTCATTCTGCTTTTTATAATTATGTAAAAAAACAAATAGATATTTTAAAAAATGAAAAATCATATGATAAAGATAATAGAGTAGCATTACCAAAAAATATTAATATACCAAATATACCAACAATAAAAGATAATAAATATATTAGTGAAGCCAAAAAATATATTGATAAAAAGTTTAATAATAATTATGGAGATGTAAATGATTTTATTTATCCAATAACACATAAAGAAGCAGAAAAATGGTTAGATAATTTTATTAAAAAACGATTTGAAAACTTTGGAAAATATCAAGACGCAATAGATTCAAAAGAACCATTCTTATTTCATAGTGTAATATCACCAATGGTAAATATTGGATTACCTATGCCAAATGATATAGTTGATAAAATCGAAAAAGAATATAAAAAATCTAAAAAAATTAATATTAATGATTTTGAAGGATTTATTAGACAAATTATTGGATGGCGAGAATATCAACGATTTTGTTATAAATATTATTATAAAGAAATGACTTCAAATAATGTATTTAAAAATAAAAATAAAATTAATAAAAATTGGTATTATGGAACAACCGGAATTGAACCAGTTGATTTTGCAATAAAAACTGCATTTAAATATGGTTATCTTCATCATATTATGAGATTAATGGTTATGGGAAACTTTATGAATTTATGTCAAATACATCCAGATGAAATATATAAATGGATGATGGAATTTTCTTGTGATAGTTATGATTGGGTAATGATACAAAATGTATATAGTATGGCATCTTGGTCAGATGAAGGATTAACAATGTCAAAACCATATATATCAACAGATAATTATATTATGAAAATGAGTAATTTTAAAAAAGGAGAATGGAATAATATATGGAAATCATTATTTTATAATTTTACAGATAATCACGAAACAATAATTGAGAAAACACCATATAAAAGAAATATAAAATATTTTAAAAAATTATCAAGTGATAAACAAATGGAAATAAAGAAAATTGCAAAAGATTTTATTAAAAAGAATAGTTTATAATTCATTAATTATTAAAATAATTAATGAATTATTTTAAAAAATTAGGTAAAAATCGGTTTAACTCGATTCATATACTGAGTATGTTCTTGTTCTTGTTCTTCTAATAAACGAATTTTAGTATCCAATAACCATATCTTAGATAATGTAAAACCAGTATTTTTATTATGTTTATTTTTACGGTCTAATTCTTGTTTTAATTCTTTTAAAGTCATAAACTCGATTTTTTGTTTATATAAAAAGAGTTCTTCTAACATAGTGAATAATATTTTTAATTTAAAACTAAAAATCAATTTTATTTTAAATAATGAAAATTGATTATTTAATTAATTATCAAATAATCAAATAAATTATTAATATATAAATATGGGAATACCGTCATTTTATAGACATTTAATAGAAACTTATCCACATTTAAGTGATGCAATTAGTTCATTAATTAATCAAGATAATAAAATTTATCTTTATCTTGATTTTAATGGTATGATACATCCATGTGTTGGAAAAGTAATTGATAAATATGAGAATAAAGAAAATATTAATAGAAAGGAAATGATTTTAGAAATGTATGAAGAGATTAAAAATAAGACTTTAGAACTAGTTAACAAATTTAATCCATATGTTTTATATGTAGCGATTGATGGAGTTGCTCCTCGTGCAAAGATGGAACAACAAAGAACAAGACGATATAAAACAATTATTGAAAAATCAAAGAGACGGAAAATATTTGATACAAATAGTATTTCTCCTGGAACACCTTGGATGATGAATTTAATAGTTGAATTAAAAAAGTTTTTTAATCAAGTATTATCAAAAAAATGTAAAATTGTCTTTAGTGGTGCAGATAGACCAGGTGAAGGAGAACATAAATTAATAAAATTCATTCGTAAGATGAAAAATAGAGAAAATACATCTCATATAATTTATGGATTAGACGCAGATTTAATTATGCTTTCATTATCAACACATATGGAGAATATTTATTTATTACGAGATAAACAAGATTTTGAAATTAAGAAAGAGAATAAAAATGATGAAATGTTAAATGAAGAGAAAAAAGAAAAATTTAATATATTACCAATTGGAAAATTAAGAAATTATTATTGGAATGAAGTAATTCAAAAGAATGGACATATAGAAGAGATTACACAAAATCAATATATTAATGATTTTATCTTTTTATGTTTCTTTTGTGGAAATGATTTTCTTCCTCATTTAAAAATTATCAATATTCATAATAATGGAATTGAAATGTTATTAGAAGAATATATTAAACAAGTCAAAATTTATAAAACCCCATTATTAGATGAAAATTATAATTTAAATCAAGATATGTTATTAAGTATATTCAAAAAGTTTAGTGATAATGAAAATGAATATGTAAATAATGTAAATAGAAAAAGTCAAGATACTATAGTAAGATATTATGATGAGGGATGGAAACATCGATATTATCAATATTATTTTTATGGAAATTATAATCAAGATAGTATCAATAAAGTATGTGAAAATTATTTTCAGATATTAAAATGGACAACAAAATATTATTTTGAAGGAACAGAAAATTGGAGTTTATATTATCAATATATATTTCCACCATGTTTTTCAGATTTATATAAATATCTACAAAATAATAATATGAATGATATAGTCCTACCAAAAGATGAACCATATACACCAACACAACAATTAATGATTATCTTACCACCGCAATCTAAATTCTTAATTCCGGAGAGATATAATAAATTAATGTTTGGGAGATTAAGAAATATGTATGTTCATAAAAGAATAGAATTAGATAAGGTAGATAAACATGCACGATTTATGTGGATGCCAGTCTTACCCAAAATGAATGATGAACTTATTAAAAGATTAGTTCAATAAATTAAAAAATAAATCTGTAGTATGGACTTGAAATTAAACAAAAATTAAAATATATATTTATATAATATAAGAATATTATATGAATAATGATATTTTTATATCAACTAATCATTTGCCGAATGAGATAGAAAATATTATTTTTGAATATTTAAAGCAAATGAATAGTGTTATAAAATATAAAAAAGTTATAAAACAAATTAATAAAATTAACTATACAATAGATAATAACAATCAATCTGGAAAAACCAGTTGTTTAATGTTGATTGAAAAGCCAAATGATTTTATTTTCAAACAATATTATTGTATGTTAAATATTTTATTTATAGAAAATACCATAGAAGGAGTTAAAACAGTTATGGAATATAATAATAGACAAAAGAAATATATGTATTATAAAGTTAAAATGTTAAAAACACAAATCAACCATAACAGATATTAAAATTGATTCTAATATGGTTTAATAAATTATATTATATATTAAACGAATAATATTTACAAAATGAATTTTTTACCAATTGAATTAGAGAATGAAATTAATAAATATAAATATGAAGCAGAACATTTTGATAAATTTAAAAATGTTCTTAATGAATTTAAGGATAAAATTCATTATAAAACAGAGAATGATTATACAATTCGATATAATGGAAATCCACATGATTTTAAAAATCATATAAAAACAATATATATTCGTAAAAATCTTAATAGTTTAATACTTGTAGTTGATGAAGAGAATATAGAATTTAAGGATATAAAAATCAAAGGGATTGATATATATGTTCATGGTAATTAAAAAAATCAATTAATGTTTTGGACTTAAATATATTTTTAGTATATTATTAATTAAAATTGATTTTTATAATAGTTATAACGATAATATATTTTCTTTACGAACAATATATATAACAATGAACACACGCAATCAACAATTTATTCAATATCATGAAGATTTCATTTATAATATGAGATTTTCAGTAAGAAGACAATTACCTGATAGTGTATTCAGTATTTTAAATAACAATTCAAAGATTAGAACAAAATTAAATGACAGAGATTTAAAAATATTCAATCGAGTATTGGATAATTTTAATCCAGAAGAATTAAAGAAAAAAATCAATGGATTATTAAATAAATTAACGGGTCAAAATATTGATATTATTTATCAACAAATGACCGAGATTTTAAAAAATCGTGAAGTATTAATCAATCATACAATTTCAAGATTAATACAAAGTGCGATGAATTTACAAACAAGACCTACATCAGAAGAAACGATGAATAATTTAAAGGTTTATGTTGAATTGTATAAGAAAATGTACAATGATGAAACAAAAGAGATTTTCAATAAGGTATTTAATAATGTCTTAGAGACAATCAAGGGAGTTAAAAACTCAAATACAGAACAATTAGAAAAATATATGAAAGATAAAACAAGATTTAATAACTTACTTGTTTTTATGGCAACATTATATCAATCAGGAATTGTAAGTTGCAAATATATTAAAGAGAATATTAAATATTTAGAAATCACAATATTAAAATCAGAAGAAGAAGAGAATAATAAATATTGTGAAGGATATAAATTATTATTAACAACATTAAATAAGAAAGAATTCTTCAATATAAAGAAGATGGAAGAATTAAAAAAGAAATCCAAATTAAATATGAGATGTAAATTTATGTTTATGGATTTAAAAGATATACATAAAAAGATATAAATGAAAAATTTTAAAAAATAATCATTTGTGATGGACTTATTTTTAAAAATTAAAATTGATTTTAATATTTAACTTTAAACTTAAAATATGCCAGTAAATTCAATGACAACGGCTGCAATGGCAGCTGCCGAAGAACGGGCAAGACAACGGCGAATAGAAAGAGAAAGGAGAAATTATATGTATTATATATCCAACGGAATTGTATTTTATGACCTTCGTAATATTAAGTCAATTTATGAGTACAGACGAATCGCAAATTTCATTCACTCCCGTGATTTACAAAAGGAATTATCTAGAAAAAAATGGCAAATAAAGAAAACAACTCGAACGCGCGAGAAAATAAAAATTTTAGAAATGGCTATCAAAAAGAATAAAAATATGCAGAGAAAAGGATATTTGTGGAACCAACATTTTAATTACATATTACAACCCGAAACAACTTCTTTTAATCAAGTGAAAGCATACAACGCATATGACTGGTATTCAAATTTATATTATTGATTTTAGTTGGATATATAAAATTCCAAATTAATATTAAAGAATAAATATATTAAAACTTATTTTTTAATATATAAATATATCATTATATGAATCAAAGTTTATTTAATTCAATTGAATATCTTGAAAAAGTTCTTATTGAAATGAATAAAAGAAATATGTTAGATATTAATGAACAACTAATGGGTTATTCTTCAATAGAAAATATTAAAATTCATTTTTTTAGAAATGCAATTAAAAAATATCAATTTCAAGAAAATTTAACAAATATTTTTAATATAATCGATAAACAAAGAGGAAAAGGAACTTTAACTTTTGAAACATGTCATTATTTATTTATTGCATTTTCTATTGTTAATCAATATGTAAATCATATGATATGGTAAATATATAATTAATTTAAATATATCTTAATTATAATATTATTATATATAATGGTTGTTTATATTTCTAAAAGTCATAAAGTAATATTTAGTCATTTACCCAAATGCGGTTGTGAGAGTGTTCGTTATTTATTATTAAAAGAAGATGGAAGATTTACACAAAATAAAGATATTTGGGGTTATAAAATGAAAATATATATGATACAAAAATTCCATGAGTATATTAATGAGTTTTCATATATAACAATATGTAGAAATCCATTTGAACGATTAGTAAGTGGTTATATAGATAAATTTTGTTCTCCTTTATTCTTTCAATTACCTTTTTGTAAAAGAGTAATGAAATATTTTGGGAAATCGATGAGTAATCCAGAAAGAATATCATTTGTTGAATTAGTATTATATCTTTGTAAAAATAAAGTTAAAGATTTAGATGTACATTTTAGACCACAGACATTAATGATAATACCTCATCAAAAAAATCAAATTATAAAATTAGAAGATAAAGAAAAAATTGATGAAACAATTAAAAATCTTGGATATAAAACAGAGTTTATTAATTATAATAGAGTAATATTAAAACAAAATTATACCAAAGTTGATATTGAAGATGTAAATGTTTTTGAACAAAAACAACCTTTTTTCGATGAATTAAAAAAGAAAAATCAAGTTCCAAAATATCATTTATTTTATAATGATGTAATTAAAGATATGGTTTATGATTTATATAAAGAAGATTTTATTCAATTTGGTTATAACGCAGATTTATAAATTAAAATTTATTATAATTTATAAAATATATTAATGGATAAAAGTTTAGATAAATCAATTAATAAATTACTTCGGTTATCAAAAAAAGAATTAAATAAAAAGAACCGAATTTTTAAAATAAAGCAAGAAGAAGAAAAAGAAGATGATAAAATAGATTTACATGTTAAATTATATTTAAGAAATAAGGAAGATACAATGAAAAAAAGAGTATTACGAATGAAATCATTAAGATTGGCGGGAGAAAAAAAAGAATTATCAAAAGATTTTGATGAAAGATATAAACAAAAAGAAAAACAATTATTTAATAAAAAATGGACTAAGCTATCAAAACAACTTAAAATGAATAGAGTAAAACATTTTTTAATAGAACAAAAAGAAAAAGAAAAATGGGATAATGAAAAATATAATAATATGAAAGAATTATTAATGTATAATATGGAATTAAATCAATTACGAAATTTAATTGAATATGATGAGAATATTGGAAAAATTATAAATTGTAAATTATTAGAATAAAAACTATTAAATATAATATGTATTATATATAATATAATACATAAAATTGTATGGATAGTGCAGAAATTTCTTTAATGATAATAATATTATTTATTTTAGCATGTGGTGGATATTTATATTATGAAAGAATTTATAAACCATCACTTAATGAAACTCGTGCAAAAGAATTAGATTTATTAATAAATCCACAAAAAAATAATCAAGAGAATGGTTTAGATAAGAATTATTTACAACATATTGGATGGTTAAAAAGTGAAAAAGATACATCTGGATTTTCTAATATGATTTTATATTTTTATAAATTAGATGGAACATTTAAGGCAACACCATCATATGACCCTTCTGGAGAAATCATTATTTCATTAAGTGAAGGTTTTGTAAGAGATGGAGATGAAGTAAATATAAATAATTCTGCCTATATTGTTGAAATTAAAAAAGAGAATTAAATTTAAATAATTTATAATATTTTTTTATAACTAAATATTATAATAAACTAATAATGGGTAAATTTTCAAATACAACAGTAAAAGTATTAACAACAAAAGATTTTGATTCATCATTAACAACAGTAAAAAACTCAAATAAACCAGGTTTAATTGTTTTTTATCAAGAATGGTGTGGATATTGTCAAATGGTTGCACCGGCATTAATTGAATTATCAAAAAATAAATCATTTTCAGTATATGCAGTAGAAGGTGATTACGCAGATAACATGAAATTATTTGAAAAAATGCAAATTCAAGGAGTTCCAAATATTCATTATATTTCAGCAAAAGGAAAAATTGCAAAACCAACATATATGGGTCCTCGTGATATTTTATCATTTGCTAAATTTATTAATTCCAAAACAAAAGCAACAAATAAACCAAAATCTGTGCCAGTAAAAAAAGTAGTAAAGAAAGTCAAATCTGTACCAGTAAAGAAATCAACAAAAAAACCAGTAAAGAAAGTCAAATCTGTACCAGTAAAGAAATCAACAAAAAAACCAGTAAAGAAAGTCAAATCTGTACCAATAAAGAAATCACATAAAGGAGGTTGTTTAAAATGTAAAAACAAAAAATGTACAGGTGGTATGTGTAAAAAAAGAACTTAAGTAGAAAAATATATAATATAATTATAATAGTATTATTATGGAATCAAAAAGATGTCAAGAATGTAATAAAAAAATAAAATCATTATTACCAATTAGATGTAAATGTGGTAATTATTATTGTAATAAGCATAAAATACCACAAGACCATAGTTGTAAATATAATTATATAAATCAAAATAAAAAAGAGTTAGATGAAAATAATCCAATTATAAAAAAAGCAAAGGTAGAACAAATTTAAAATTGATTTTATACAAATTATTAAATTTATTATTATTTAATAATTATAAAAACTATAAAATGTTTAGTGTAATCTCTAAATGTCTGGGTTTTAACGAATGTTCTATTTGTTCAGAAATTATTTTTATTAAATCTAAAACTGTAGAAACACAGTGTGGACATTATTGTCATAAAGATTGTGCAGAAGAATATTTTAAAATAAATCCAAGATGTAATAAATGTAAAGAAAGAGTATGTCATAGTTATTATTTTTTTAAGATTACAAATCCAATGATAGATGAGTTATTAAAAGTATTTAATGAAATTCAAAAATTAGATATAAAAATCATTGAAATAAATGAAAATGAAATACAAAATATATTTGATAATTTATTAAAAGTAATAAAGTATTATGAGATTATTCAAAAAAAGAATTATTTTATTACAAAAACAGTTGCAAGAACAACAGCGGATGAAGTAATTTTAACATATAATCATATCTATGAAATATATTATAGAAATTATGTATATTATAGTAAATATAAATATTGTGTTCATGAAGATAAAAAAAATGAATATAAAAAGATTGAAACTTTTATGATAAATATTTTAAAAATTGGAAAACAAATTAAAAGTTTAATATTAAAATCAAAAAAATATTAAAAATAAAATAAAATTGATTTATAATATATTTAATAAAAACAAATGTCAAATATTACAATGTCAAATATTACAACATCAAATATTACAACATTTGAATTAGAAACTAATATGACTATTAATCAAACTGAATTAGAAAGTGAAAATGTATTAGGAATGGTATTATTTTTTTCACATTCTGATTCTGAAGATAATAAATCAAATAAAATAGTTATTAAACCTTCTTATATATTAATTCCATTATTATTAATAATGAATAATATAATAAATAATTTTTAAAAAGTAATTTATGTTATGGAC